GAATACATGAATCAAAAATGGGGTGAAGGATGGAGAATAACTGATCCATATAAATATCCATTTAACAATGAAACATTACCTCTATCCACGACTACTTATGATTTATCGTTTATAAGAAGTAAACAAATTTAAAACAAATTTGGTTGTCTCCTAAAAATTTGATATATTTATATACACAATAAAATAAACAAATATGTTAACAACAATCCTCGTATTAGCTGTAATCGCTGCTGTAGTATTCTTCTTAATAAAGAAGGATAAAATAGCCGATGCTAACAACAACAACATTCCTGATGCAGTTGAAAAAGCCGCTGCTGAAATAAAGGAAGAAGTTAAAGAAGTAGTAAAAAAAGCTAAAAAAACAACTGCTAAGAAAGCAAAAACACAAAAATAATCTATGGAAAAAATTACATTGAAGTTATCTGAGTTCTATCAACTCGAGGCTGAATTAAATGGATTATCTAACCAGCAAACTGGTGAGGTGATTTCAAAAGGCTTATTGAGCGAAAAAATCAAATTAACTACAAAGTATTGGTTACACGATCTTAATAAGAAAGTTGCTGCTGAAAAAGAATCAGTAGAAAAACTTAAAGAGGAATTAATCAAGAAATACGGTAAAGAAGAAAACGGAGCCATCAGTATTCCTCTTTACATTAACGAGGTAATTGATAAAGATACTAAACAAGTAACTTCACGTGAAGTAAACCCAGACTTCATTAAGTTCCAAAATGATTTCAACGCATTGCTTCAGGAAGAGCGTGAGTTAGAATACCATGCTTTTAAGCTTGAAGAGTTTGATGGTGTTGAAACTGAAGGTGTTTACAACACATTCTTTAAGTTAGTAAAAGTTGATGAATAAAATATCTGAAATATTTCAGGCGTGGGTAGCTGCGGCTAATCCTACTCCTGAACAACTTTCAATCGCTCAATATCGCTCACAAATTTGTGATAGTTGCGCTCATAAAAAATATGTTAATGCAATTAAAACATTTGTGTGTGGGGAATGTGGCTGTCCACTAAGCAAAAAAATATTTAGTCCTAAACCAGGTCCACAAGCTTGCCCATTAGCTAAATGGGAAAAATAATAAAACGTTATGGCACAACTTACACCAGAGGAATTACAACAAATTAAAGATTTACAATCTAAGTACAATCAAACAATCCTTGAAATTGGTGCATCTGAAGCACAAATAATCGTATTTCAAGAAAGTATTGAAAAGTTACAAGAGGCTAAAAAAGGCTTAGTGTCTGATTTAAAAACAATTGAGCAAAAAGAATTAGAATTAGTTAAAGCCCTTCAGGAAAATTACGGTCAAGGTAGTATAGACATCAATACAGGAGAAATCACACCTATCCAGTAATAGTTTTGCGTTTTGTAATGGGTTTTGGATATTTATTATTAGGTCAACCCTAATTAAATTTTCAAAAACAATTAATACAAAATGGCAGAAAAAATTTTATCTCCAGGCGTATTCCAAAATGAATCTGACCAATCGTTAGTTCAGAGAGGTATTCAAGGTACTGCAACAGCCGTAGTTGGTCCAACTGTATTGGGTCAACCGTTTATTCCTACTTATGTTACCTCTTACAGTGAATTCGTTTCTAAATTCGGAGAAACATTTAAGAGTAGTAGTTACTACTATGAATATTTTACATCAATGGCCGCTAGGGATTTCTTCCAGAATGGTGGTCAAACATTACTTGTAACTAGAATTGTAAATGGTAGTGGCAGTACAGCAATGAGCACTTATGCTTCAGCTAGTGTAAATAACCAAACCGCTACTACTGGTGATAAATTTGCTACCGGTAGTGGTACTATCGTAGCTGCATCAATAGTAGCTAACAATGAATTTAGAATTTCAGGTAGTGGATACCCAGTATTCAGATTTATTTCTTCAGCTACTCCAATCCCAGTAGATGATATTGATGGTAATCTTTATTACTTTGCTTCTGGATCTACTTTACAAGCTACTTTAGATAACTTAACTGGATCTATTAACGGTGCCTTATCAGGTTCATCTGCTAGTTCAAGTTATGATTTAATTAAAGCTACAAATACAGCAACTACAATTATATTATCTGGTTCAATAGCTGGTACAACAGTAAACGGATTCCAATTCTTAACAGGATCAGGTGCTACCGTTAATCACTCATTATTTACTTTAAGTGGTGGTACTAATACTACAACTACTGGTACTTCATTTGTACTTGAAACTTTAGCTTGGGGTAATACAATGAATAACACTTCTAGCTTATCAGCAGGTGCTTTAGCTAGTGGTAGTTCAACTAACATTCGTTGGGAAGTAACGCAAGTAAATACAGGTAGTGGTACATTTACATTAGCAATTCGTGCTGGTAATGATAATACTGCTCAACCTAATTACTTAGAAACATGGCCTAATTTATCATTAGACCCAGCTTTACCAAACTTTATCTCTCGTGTAGTTGGTGATTATAAACCAATGTTCAGACTAGATGATGATGAGGAGCCATATATAGATATTACTGGATCTTATGCTAATGCTTCTCAGTATGTGCGTATTAAATCAGTAACTCCAACAGTTGACTCAATTGATAACAATGGTTTTTATAAATCAGGTTCATTAAGTGGTAGTTTGCCATCATTAGGTAGTGGATCATATGGTGGTTCATTTGGTGGTGGATTAGCTGCTACTTCTCTTGCACAATTAATGAATGAAAATATCACAGCAACTAACATTCAAGGTTTCCAACCAGCAGATTACAATACAGCTTTTAATTTATTAGCAAATAAGGATGATTTTCGCTTTAATGTATTAATTGCTCCAGGTGTTACTTTAGAAACCAGTGCAGTATCAACTATGATCTCTACTTGTGAAGATCGTGGTGACGCAATTGCTGTTGTAGATACTAAATTATATGGTGCTGTAGTAACAACTGCTGTTACTGCTGCTGCTGGTCAAAACAGCAACTATGCTGCTGCTTATTGGCCTTGGGTACAATTGTTTAGCCCTGGATTAGGAAAGGCAGTATGGGCTCCTCCATCAACAGTAATGGGTGGTGTTTATGCCTTTAACGACCAAGTAGCTGCTAGCTGGTTCGCTCCAGCAGGTTTAAATCGTGGTGGTGTTCCTTCAGTATTACGTGCTGAAAGAAAATTAACCCAAAACGATCGCGATTCTTTATACGATGCAAATGTTAATCCATTAGCTACATTCCCTGGAGAAGGTGTTGTAGTATTTGGTCAGAAAACATTACAGAAAAAACAAACAGCTCTCGATCGCGTAAACGTTCGTCGCTTATTAATTGCATTAAAAGATTTCATTGGCCAAGTAGCAAATAACTTAGTGTTTGAACAAAATACTAACGTTACTCGTAACCGCTTCTTAAGCCAAGTAAATCCATATATGGAATCAGTAGTACAACGTCAAGGTTTATATGCTTACAAAGTGGTGATGGATGAATCAAACAATACACCTGATGTAATCGATCGTAACCAATTAATAGGTCAGATTTATATTCAACCAACTAAGACTGCTGAATTCATTATATTGAATTTCAACGTACAACCAACTGGCGCTACATTCCCTGCATAAGGGAATGTAGTTGCTAATATTTATTAATAGCAATTAAACATAAAATAAAATGCCCGTATTAGATCCAAATGAAATAATGTTTACAGCTTTTGAACCTAAAGTTCAGAATCGCTTTATTATGTACATCGATGGTATTCCAGCGTATTTGATTAAGAAAGCTGCTGCTCCTTCATTCGACGCTGGTGAAATTATCTTAGATCATATCAACGTTTATCGTAAAGTAAAAGGTAAAGTTAAATGGAATAATATGCAATTAAATCTTTACGATCCAGTAACTCCATCAGGTGCACAAGCTGTAATGGAATGGGCTCGTTTAGCACACGAATCAGTAACTGGTCGTGATGGTTATTCTGATTTCTATAAAAAAGATTTAACATTAGACATCTTAGGTCCAGTAGGTGATATCGTAGGTGAATGGATTATTAAAGGTGCTTATTGTAAAACAGCTAACTTTGGTGATTACGATTGGGCAAATGAAACCCCTATCAACTTGACCGTTGACGTCGCTATGGATTATTGTGTCCTTAATTTCTGATCCTTAGTTAAGAAAATAGCGATCCAAATCACATCTTTTAACCCTCTCGTATATTTATTAGTATACAAGAGGGTTTCTTTATGCTTAAAAAAGACAAAATAATACAAGATAAATATAATGGCATACACCCAACATGCCAATGTGGTTGTGGTCAACAAACACGTTATGAACCAAATAAAAAAGATTATTGTAAGTGGATAAGTGGGCATCAATCACGTGTAGCTGGTCACTTTGGTGACCCTAAATCTGAAAAACGTGTACAAGCTATTATTAAAACACGTAAAGAAAAATTTGCCTCTGGTGAATATGATTACATAAAACAAGCTGTTAAAAGCAGAGATACGGTTGAATTAGGTAAAAAAATATCACAAGGAGCTAAAGGTATATCTAAGCCTAAACCAAATGGGTTTGGAATAGGACGAATTCAATCTAAAGAAACTCGTGACAAGATGAGTAAATCCGCCGTACAACGAATATTAAAAACAGGTAAAGTTAAAAGATCTAATTTAGAGTATAAATTTGAAAGTTTACTTGAATTATTAGATATTAAATACATTCATTCTTATTATATAGAAAATATAAACAAAATATATGATTTTTACCTCCCAGAATATAATATATTAATAGAAGTAGATGGTGATTTTTGGCACTGCAACCCTATCAATCATGCTGCACTAGAATGCAAAACTCAAGAAATAAATATAACAAATGATAAATTTAAAACACAGTGGGCTATAGATAATGGATATAAATTATTACGTTTTTGGGAAAATGATATAAACAATAATATTAAACAAGTTAAACAAACATTACTAGAACACTGTAAATAAAATATTTATCACCATGAATAATCAAGATAAAAAAAGAATGCAAGAATTAGCTGGCATAAAACCAAACAATAACCTCTCATTACTCTTTCAGCAAATTCATCTAAATAGTATTAAAAGAGAAAAAGAAATTAATAATTTGATGAAATCAATAGTAAAAGAACATAAAGATGTTAATAATAGAAAATCTTAATATTTATACGTGACTTCTAATTTCTCCTTCATATTTCTTTCTTTAAGTGTCTGCTTTTGCAGACGTCTTTTTTTTTCGTATATTTATATATATAAAACAAATAAAAACGTTATATGGCAGAATTAAAAATTCCAACAGAAACAGTTTCGCTACCTTCAAAAGGTTTGCTATACCCTGAAACATCACCACTAGCTAAAGGGCAAATCGAAATGAAATACATGACGGCTAAGGAAGAAGATATTCTTACTAACGTCAATTATATTAAAAATGGTACAGTAATTGATAAATTACTACAATCATTAATTATTACGCCAATTGATTACAATGAATTACTAATTGGTGATAAAAATGCAATATTAGTTGCTGCTCGTATTTTAGGATATGGTAAAGATTATAATATTAGCTATGGTGGTAAAGAATTTACCGTTGATTTATCTAAATTAGAAGATAAAGTAGTTGATGAATTATTATTTAAA